GCTTTTCCTGGCGATCACTACCGCCTTCTGGCTGGCCTCATCTATAACCTTGATCGTTCTTCGGGGCCAATGAAGATCGTAGATATCGGTACTCACCTGGGAACTTCAGCCAGGGCGATGCTTGATTTTTCTGCTGACGAAGACGAGGTCATTACTTTCGACGTTACCGAGTGGACTGACTATCCAACTACTTATTTGACTGAAAAAGATTTCAGTTCTGGAAAGCTTGTACAGCACATTGAAGACTTACAAGAACCTCAAACGTTCGCACGGTTTTCAAAGATGCTTTGTGAAGCTGATTTTATTATGTGCGATGGACCTAAAGATGGCGTGTTCGAACGTAAGTTCTACAGTCTTTTATCCACATTAGACTTCCCTAAGAAACAACGGTGGTTGTTTTTAGATGACATCCGTTTCCCGAGTGAAATGGTCTCTTGGCGAATTATCGATTCTCCCAAAATCGATTTAACTTCGTTCGGTCATTTCAGTGGCACCGGATTGGTCAACATCTCGGAAGGATTCAAGTTCGGTTGATGCCTTTTTATTCGGCTTACACAGCAAGCGGTTATTTAACAAATAACCTTCAAAGTTTGCTAGATCAAAAGGATCTCTCTTCTTTTGCTCTTAGCAAACTGGCTGCTTTGTCGCCGACAACTACGAGAAAAATATGCTCTGATTCGCGTTATATACCGTCGCCAGATGTACTTGAAAAAATTTGCACGACTCTCAATGTCACTCCTGGCGACGTTTTAGGAATAAAGAGTACAATGGAATTAACTGTTGCAGTAGGTTCTGGTGTTTTCTCAGGCTGATTATGCTTTAGCTGCTCGCTTACTTGGTCAGCCCATGCCGACCTCAGCTGCAGAGCAAGCAGCAATGGCACCTATGGTTTCTCGGGTGCTACGTGATTTTATGGTGATGCGTCCACCGTCACCTGATTATTCGGAGGAAATGTATACAGGGGCGACTCGTTCCCTCAATACCTACCCCGATACTGAGTATCCGATGGTCAAGGCTGAGATTGCCTCTCGCCTTCGTACTGAACCTGAGCAACCTTCTAAGGACGCTTACTTAGCAAGTTTGCTAGAGCAAATTTGCCAGGACCCTGAGGCGGTTATGGCGATGCTCATGATGTTAGATGAAATGGATAATGAAGAGCAAGCCCACATGGATGCTTTAGCTTCACAGCGTCCTGCTGAGTACGACACACCTTCTGAAGCGTCTAACTACTCAATGCTTAACGCTCCTAGCTCTAGCTCAATTCCTCCCTCCGTACAGTTCCAACAGCTCAGCTGATGAACCAAAGTCAACGACAACTTGAAGAGCGGGACGTCAAGTTAGAGGCTCCGATGCAAAACCCTGTGGATTTTATGCGTCGTTATTTAGCTTCTAATTTCCCACAGACTGCAGCTATGCCTTCTGCTGATCAAAAGGCTATGCAAGTTCCCATGATGTCTCACGATAAAGGATTAAACTTAGAAATGAAAAAGCCACTAAGCGGCACATCTTTCGATAACCCTGCAGGAAGCTAATGGCACCACAAAATCGTAGAGTAGTTTTTTTAAATCAAGTTCTGGACGCTTTAAAACAGCAGCTTCCTGATGCTAGCGATGCGGATTTGCTAAAGGCAGCGACGAGACAAGTTGAGCTTGATGAAGCCAGCAGGGCTGCGTCAACTGAGCGGAGGGCTTCAACAGCTCAACAAAAAGCGGCTGATGCTAAAGAAGCAGCAGAGAAGGAAAGAATCCAAACTCCTAAAAATTTGTATGAAAGACTTGTCGGCCCTGAAGGCTCAAGTAGACGACAAAGGACGAGGGGTATTGCGGAGGGCGCACTCACCACCGGAATTCCTGCCGGAATTCTTTTGGGTATGGATGTTTTGAGAGATAGAGCTATAGATCAACAAGCACCAATTACACCGCAATCTGCCGACAGCGGTAAAACAAAAATTCAAGAGTCTCCTCTTGATGAAATTCAGTATCTTCAGCAAGTACAAAAACTTAATCAAGAAATAAAAGGACAGAATGCCAGAATCGAACTTCGCCGAAAGCTTGGTTCAAACGAAGAATTTATACCTTTGCTTCACGGTGGTGACCCCGTAAAGGCTTTAGAGGATTATCGAGCCTCGAAAATGAAAGCGTTTACCAGGTCATCTGAACAAAAAATTGAGGAAAAACAAGAAGAAGCTGCTGGTCGAGCACGCGAACAAGCCATCATACAACAAGGAGAGAACGATCGTAGAGTTTTAGATTTGGTGACTGAGGTCATGAAAGGTCAGTTGGGAAGCTTGGATCAGCTTCCTGGAGCTGACCAACTTTTAACTCCACGTTCTTATTGAGGTAGTCATGGATTTAAACGAACTACAATCTTTACCTCTCCCAATGCGGATGTCCCTTACAGAACAAGGGGTCCCGAATCTTCTCAGCCAAGAAGAGGGCGCATTGATTAATTTGAATGTTGGGGATGAAAAAACTCAACCCGTGATGTCAGCTCAGGAAGCTGGTGTACAAGTTGGTGATCAGGTCGGGCCTGAGTCCATGCCTCTTCCGGTTAATCCCTACGAAGGGCCTGATCAACCCGTGGTGATGGCTGCGGCTAAAGATGACCCCGGTGACATGTCAACTGTTCCGCAAACACGAACTGAGAAAATCGATATTCCTCAGAGTGGTCTGGGAAAAGTCGGAACCCAAATTTTAGAAGAGATTAGGAATTTACCAGCTGAACAATTCGAAAGGAAAAAAGAGCTTTTAGATATTCTTGGAAAGCTTGTTTATGAGCGGGATGTTCTTCAAGCTCGTACTAGAGAAACCATCGCTAAGTACGAAGCAAACGCTCGCCGCGAAGCTGAGATTGCGAAAGCACTGACGTTTGTGGCTTACAAAGCCAACCGACCTGACGCGGACCTAGTCGGGCAGCTGATGTCCCCGATGAGTGGAACGTCTTCTCTGTATCAATCTCGGGGCGCTGTTTCTCCGTCTAATATTCAGACAGGGAGGGTACAGTAATGCCGTTTCCAGGTTTTGAAACAATTGTTGCTGCTGCGGCTCCTGCTGTAATTGGCAGTGTTTTTGGCGGCAGCGATTCTTCCAGTAACACACAGGGGAGTACAACACCTCAATCAAATCCCCTTGATTTTTACGCTCGGTACGGTGCGGAAGCAGCTGCGGCTAACAACCCACTTACGCTTGCTACCTCAGAGTTTGCGAATGCTTTATCAAGCTCAACTTATGGACAAGCTTTATTAGCTCAGGGTTTAAACCAAGGATCACTTTCTGCACTACAGGACGCAAGAACTCGTGGTGATGCGATTACTGGCCTTCAAACAAGTGAGGTCGCAAAACTTCTGAGTGCTGGTATTGGTCTTCAAGAGGATCTTGGCAAAGCCCGGCTTGGTGTTGCGCTGCTTGGTCCGCAGTTCATGGCTCAGGCAGCGACCGCTGCTCGCAAGGGTGACAACGAACTCGCAAAGAGCCTTGGTGAAACCAACTTAGGCATCAAGGCTCTTCAAGAAACTGCGAAAGGTAACATTGCCCAGCAGTACGCTAAAGATCTCGGGACCTTAGCCACCACCCGTGCGGCTACTCAAAGTGCTTTAGCTCAAGGAGCCCAACGAATTGCTGGTCAACTTCAGCTTGGTGACCAGAACATCATGGGCAACCTTGCGCTGAATAAAGCTAAGACTGAGAGTGACCTTTCTCGTATTCGTGCAAACACGGCTGCGACCAAGGACTTGAGAGCCAATGCCGTTAATATTGCAATGGCCGGTCAACGTTACTTCGGATGATTTCTACACAAGCACCTGATACTAATACTGTCGGGGCTTGGTTAGATACGCTAGGCAAGACCCAAAAAGACGCTTTCTTGCATTACGTCAAGAACAGCACGAGTGATATTGAGAGTTATTTGTATGCTCGCTTTTTGCGTCCTGGTTATACCGGCTCAATCGCCGACCTTACCGCTTGGCTACAAGAGAAGTACCCCAAGCAAGATTTACGTAAAGTCTTGCTGATTGAAATCGATAGCCTCAAAATGGATATCGATAACGTTCGGCAAATGACCCTTACGGGGATGCTAGATCATGCCACAGCAGCCACAAAAATCAGTGTCCTTCAAAAAGAACTCCGGTCGCACATCCAGGCGGTCCGACAGCTCACTGACGGTATTGATCGCCGTGGGCTTTTACTTGCTGGTGCGGATCGTTGTTTACGTGAGCTCGTAAACAGCTTTGAAGATTCTCCGACAATGTCTGATTTGATCGACGAAGCTTCTATCGTTGTATGGTCGACTATTGAAAGAGAAGAAAAATCGTGACAGATAGAGAACGGATTATTCAGTTCATTGAAGATACTGAATATGACCGTAGTTACCTGCCACACTTTGGTTTGATCCCTGATTGGTTTATTAGGTATAAAGAACTCAGGGATCTTATTATCGCTTATTTAAACCGTCTCGAGGAGTCCGAGGATGTTAACCAGCGGGCATTTGAAGATGCCCATGAAACTGTCGTTGACACCGAGAGCTAACTCAATCGTGTCATCTTCCTCGACGTAACAACCACCAAAAGGAAGAACACATAAAGGCTGAGTAGAGACAGCGTTGCCGACGCAATCAGTCCACCAGATAACACGATCGTGCAGACTTCCACTAAACAGTGCTTCAGTGCATTGTCTTGTAATTTTGGTCATTTCTTCGTCGAGTGTATATGCTCCCAGGTGGTATAAAAGATAATTACGTCCGCTAAGACTGTCGTGGATCATATACTTCCAGTGAAAAAACACTAACCATTCGTCACCAATTTTTATTGGCGCTGTTGAATTGAAAGTGGGATTGTCTCCTACAACCTGTTTGAGAGATGACGAGTCAATTACTTTGTCGTCTCCTCCTGGACCTTTTATTTCAATGGGCAGTGTCGAATAAAGAAGTTTTAGTTTCCCTTCGTCACTGAAAAAACACCAGTTTTTCTCAGGTTTTCCGGGCTCAAGGTTGTTGCCAATCGGAGGATATAAACAATCGACAGCTTCTCCATATTCATCCAAGCGTCCGACACAGACCTTGGGTTGGTTAACAAGTGCGTGCTTTGAGGTATCCCATTTGGAAGCATACGAACTCGTAATAAATTGCACGAAAACATTATTGTCTGGTGCAGCAAAAAGTCTCGCATCTTCGTAGCTGAGACGATGAGGTGCTGAACGAATTTTTCGCGCACCAGCAATAGTATCAAGAGAGGTGAGCTCGCCTACGTAGATCTCAGTGGGCGTGTTGTTGTAATAAAAATATTTCATGTCATGCCTAAACACAAAAGGCTCAGGCTGACTTCTGAATGAAATTAATCGATGTCCTTCATGCATAAGCAAGCAAGGACTGAAATTAGCAATAGCTTGATCGGGAAGTCCGTATTTGATTCTTGTGAACTCGCCGCCGATGTCATCCGCTTGTTGATAAACAGTTGGGTAACCTGTGTTTTGACGTATGTTTACAGGGTGCTCAAGATACGTTAGCTGAGAGCTGTGACGAATATTTTGCAAAGTCATGCCAAAACCTCCATAGCTTTTTCGAAACCTTCAGCGATTTTATGCCAACGATACGCTGGGTTTTGGGTAACTTCGTAGCAAGATTCTGCTACAGATTCTCGGTACTCTTTATCTTTGTAAAGCTTGTCGAGGATTTCAGCAGCATGCTTGAAGTCCACAACGCCTCGCTCGACTCCCAAATCTTTATCGGTAATCCAGGCTCCAATGTTGATCAATGGAGCAGCGTTTTCCCAAATGTCCTTGCATGAAGTGTGAGCTGGAACAACTTGTGCTTTTTTGCACATCGCGTGTTCAAAAGGTACGAGACCCCAACCTTCACCGTTAGCGGTGTTAATGCCAACGTCGACAGCGTTGTAAATCAAATTTAATTGCTCGTCAGGTGGGGCAGCTATGTAATTAATTCCGGGGGTCAGACAAAGTCGAGCGGTGGGATCTTGTCCTCTTCTACGCATCTCTGTTTCAAACAATTCTTTGACTGCCCAACCAAGATCTTTTTCTGCCATGTTTAAGTACAGAATAGTATCAGGTTTACCTACTGAAAACTCGGCAAAAGCTTTGATTGTTTGGTCTACAAGTTTGCGTGGCTGGTTTCTATTGCCGTTGAAAACAATAAATTTATCAAGAGGCAGCTTGAGTCGGTTTCGGGCCTCATCCCGATCGATAGGGAAAAACTTACCCTGGTCGATTCCGTGAGGAAGGACTCCTAATCGTTGAGGTTTTATTCCGTGAGCTAATAGACGTTGCGCTTGTTCTTGTGTGAAAGTAACAGGAAAATCCCAGTCTTTAATAAAGCGCAGCATCGAGAGAGGATACCACTCTGAGTCAGTCGGGAAATAAGCAATAAATTTAAATTTAAGCTGATCCTTAATCAGATGAATGCGTTCCCAAACTTGATTAACAATCCAAATATCGTTCAAACAAATCACAAAGTCTGGTTTTTCTGCTGTGATGATGTTCTGTATACGACCTAAACCGAACTTATCAGCAGGATTTGCCGTGGTGCAAGCGGGATAAATTTTAAACGGATAGTTATGAGGGTCTCCTCCGTAATTGATGCCATATACAACTACCTCATGTTTTTTCGCTAAGTGATCTAGAATGCTATGAGTTACACGAGCGAAGCCAGTATTAGACGCCGCGTCGCCAAACCAAAAAATCTTTGCCATACCGGTTTAGAATTTCAGTATCAGTATACAAACAGTATTCAATAATGCCTAGCAGAGAAACATTTGCATATCGACGTGCGCTTAAGCTGAGAGCACAGAAAGCTGTTGATGATACTGACTCTACCATCGATACTATTTTTACTAGAGCTCAAGATGATTTTCAAACGTTCTGTACGTTGATGGATAAAGCTCCAGCGCACCATATGCTGGAATGGCATAAGCATTTAATTACAGGTGTTAGCAATAGATATCTTTTAGATATCGCAGGACCAAACTTAGATATCCTTGCTCCTCGTGGAAGTGCTAAGTCCACCGTGCTCAACATGTTCACGGCATGGATCATCGGCAGGCACACAAGCAAAGGGATGCCTTTGCAAATTATTTACTGCTCGTACAACATCGCCACAGCTATTCCGAAGAGTCGAATTATTAAACAAATTATCGACTCGAGCTCGTTCAAAAAAATCTTTCCAAAGGTCAAGCTGAAAGCCGGTATGCAGAGTGACATCGGTTGGTCGATTGATTTTGACTACGCAGGTATCGACCGTGTGGGCGATGAAGAATTTACCCTGCGTGCTGCTGGTCTTCGCGGAAGTATCACGTCAAAACGTGCTCACCTAGTCATCGTTGATGACCCTATTAAATCAAGTGCAGACATCAAGAACCCAGCAGTTAGAGATGAGATGAACAACAACTGGTCTTCTGTTATCGCTCCGATTGTCTTTGAAGGCGGTCGTTCTATTTGTTTGGGAACCCGATTCCACCCGCTTGACATTCATAAAACAATGTTTTCTCCTTCTAAAGGCTGGAAACAAGTTTCTCAAGAGGCTCTTACCTACGACTCTGAGGGGGACGCAGTTAGTTACTGGCCTGAACAGTGGTCAGTTGAGTATCTGCAACAGCAAAAAGAGCTTGATCCCGTTGCTTTCGCTTTCCAGTACCAGCAACAACCAGTGATGACTTCGGATCTGGTGCTCTCGCCAGATCTTATTGTCAAAGGCGAAGTTGAAACTGAGTTCGATTCTCTTGCTGTCGGCATCGACCTTTCAGCTAGTAAAAACGAAACATCTGACTACACCGCGTTTGTTCTCGGCGGTCGTCTTAAAGACAAGTTCTATATTATTGACGCACACCAGGTGCGCTCTATCGGAAATCTTGAAAAAATAGATCTTCTGTGTGACATGCTGGTCGAATGGGGGATTCTTGAACTTCAAGGGGACCAGTATTTTCCTACATACTCAACAGTGACACTTGTTGTTGAAGCTGTTGCTTACCAGGCTTCTCTGGCTGCTGATCTTAAAAGAGTTCTCTTGAATGAACGAGGTTTAGGCAACCTCCACATCCACGAAGTCAAAGGATTTCGCGGAGATAAAGTCGCCCGTTTTAGAGGGACCTTGGGCCTTCTTGAAAATAAAAAAGTGATTTTTAATAAGTATCGCAAGTTCGATGCACTGGCTGATCAGTTGATTAACGTCGGTGCAACGTCTCACGATGATCTTTTAGACGCTTACACCTGGCTTATGACGTTCCTTCAACGTCGCGGAAACTTTTCAGTTGAGTACTAATGAAATCAATTTACATCGCTGTCACAGCCCACAACCCTCTTAACAGAGTAGAGACAACCCTAAAAGTTTTAAAAGGGTATGAATCCATAGAACTCCAAAAAGAAATCGATATTTTTATCGATTACGACCATCGTTTGGATGTAGATGAGTTCTCGTTAATCGTTGCTTCGCATACGAAACTCAACCGAGTTGGGTTTGTGGTCGCGGGTGAGGAGTATACAGACTACAAACTTTGCTGGGCTCACAAACATTCTTTGATTAGAAAAATATCAAACAGAGCGCATGACTTTTACATGTACTCAGAGAACGATATGCTGTTTACTAAAAAACACTTTGATTATTGGCACAAGTACAAGGACGAACTCAAAACACAAAATTTAGAGCCAGGGTTTTGCCGGGTTGAGCGTTTGGGAACCAAGCTAATTCCTTTCGATAATCACCGAGAATGGAATCTGGGTGGCGTTACAGAAAACGTATGGGGGGACATCCCGTTTAAATCTGAGTTCATTCCCAAACCTTTTGAAGAAGATATTTTTGGTTTTACTACTTTGGGTAATCCTTATTCAGGAATGATGATTCTTGATCAAGAGGATGCAGATAAATACATCAGAAGCTGGAGCTGTAATCCCATCCACAGTCACCCAAAAACAGGCAAGCGTAACTGGCCTATTGCTGATCGTGCGTCAATGGGCTTAGCTTTTGAGGATCTAAAACCATGGCAAGAACACCGTCGTGCGGTTCCTGTTATGTGCGATGGAGATTCTGTAGTCATACCTGATTATGCGCTTGTGGAGCATTTAGATAATAAATATTCAACAGCTTTGGCTAAAAATCAAAGTATTATTGACACGAAAACCATGTTCTCATACTGATATGACTTTATCTCTTCATACTCCTGACAAAGTCGATCACCCGTCGCATTACAACCAGGGTGACATCGAATGTATTGACGCGATGCTAGCTGCAGGCGGTAAAGACGCAGTAAAAAACTTTTGTCATCTTTCCTGTTTCAAGTATCTCTGGCGATTCCAACATAAAAACGGTGTTGAGGATTTGAAAAAAGCAGAGTGGTATTTGAAGAAGCTTATTGAGCTAAGTAAGTTAGACTGACAAAAAGACTTAGAGAATGGACATCCGCGCTTTTGGTTCTGTATATGGGCAGCAAGCTGCTTTGCCTTACGCGAGTGGATTTCATTGGGCTCCTGCTGACGGTGAAAAAACGTTTACGACTTGTCGAGCTCTTTACACAGAAGCTAAGTCCACACCAGGAACCGATAATGTTTACATCGGTTTTAATGATGCAGCCACTGATTTAATTCAGATCGAAAATTTACAAGGTAACGAACTGCTTCCTTTCGGTGCAGTTACACTTAGTGGAGGATCTGTACAGGGCGTTATTGTTCTCTACTAATGGATAGTTTTACCGGATACGCAGATTTTTTTTCTGATCGTTATAACCGATCTTTAGACGCTGCTGGGCAGCAGAGACAGCGCGAGGACGAAGCTTCTCGTCGCTTCCGAGGGCAAGTCCAAGCTGACTTAGACGAGACAGACGAAGGTCCGACTCCACCCACAATGCCTGACGACGGTAGTCGACCAGAGTTTGACACCGGCATGGATATGCAGGCAGATGAAAATGTTGAGAGAACTAAAAATTACCTTCTCGAACAAGCCAAGAAACGTATTAACGGTGTAGCAGGTATGCAGGAGTGAGTTAGCATATTGCTACTGAAAAGTTGGCGACGTGTTAATCGATTGCTTTCCGTATTTCAACGAGAAAGAACTTCTAGAACTTCGTATTGAAACGCTCTACGATCACGTAGACGGTTTCTTGATTACTGATGCGAATCGTACGCACCGGGGCGAACCTAAAGAATTTAGCTGTGTTGATACTCTTAGAGAGCTTGGTATCCCCGAAGAAAAAGTCCAAGTTCTCCATGTTGAGTTGCCTCCGATCGAAGAGGCACCAGACCCCTGGATCAGAGAGCGTGGGCAACGAGACGCACTGAGTGTTGGCCTTTTCCAACTTCCAGAAGACACTTTTTTTATTTGCTCTGACTGCGACGAGATCGCAAATCCAGACAAACTAGAAGAAGTCAAAAAAGCTGTACTAGAGCAACCAGATAAGATTGTGCGCTTGAGTATGTCAATGCACTACGGAAGAGCTGACAGGCAGCTTGAGTCTCCTACTGGGGAGAAATTCGATTGGCGTTGCGGAACTGCAAGCACCGTCAAACAACTCAAAGCTTTTGGGACTCTTTCTTCTCTTCGCGCCAGCACAAATAATTTTTATGTAGGCGACAGAGATGCAGGCTGGCATTTGAGTTGGATGGGGGATTCCGACAAGCGCCTTCGAAAGCTCAGCTCGATCGCTGAGTATTACATCTGGGACAAACCTGAGGTACAAAAGCTCTGTAACGAGTTTGATCCTGAGGTGGGTAAAACAGACATGCTTGGCCGTCAAGATCATTTAATTACTTCGTATCCAGTAGATAAACTTCCTGAGGCTGCCCTTAGAATAGAAAGAGTTAAAAATTATCTGCTTCCCGATGGCTGACAACAAAATGCCTCCGGAGCTTTTGGAGAAGTTCAAAGCTGACCGCGAGGAAAAAAAGGCTCCCAGCGGGGACGAGGTTAAGATGGAAAAACAGAAACGTGCTAAAGAAAAAGCCCGTTCTTTCAA